AGGGGATTACCCTGCAATCGTGAGTTTATGTCGACTGTCATTGACATTGTTCTTGGAATCTTGTGCGCAACCGTTATCTTTGAATACGGCACGCATGAACATTCTTCACACAATCCAGTGGCTAAGCTTCAATGCTCGCCCTTGTAAGAAATTACTCACAATTTTTTGATACGCGAAGGTTTCGATAAACTAAAAGTTTGGAATTGTTGCATTCACAGTGCAACCCTGTTTCAGGTCCAATCCCCGGTAGGGGGAGTGTAATTCTGATTATATAAGTGCATTCGTGGTCCTATTAACCCCGACCCTACACTTGTAATATGATGAAAGATACCGAAAGGTACCCAACGTGGCTTACTACCTGCCACGATCTATATGTAATGATGATCCTAGTCTGCATGCATTCAGTTGCTGTATAGTCAGTATGGAGCTCAGGAGTCGCAGTCACGCCTGAGTTAACATCACAAATAAAAATGCCAAAAACAAAATAAAAAATAAATTGAAAAATAAAAACAAAATAAAAATAATTGAGTCTAAGTGAAGTAGGACTTGGGTTTACCAGCCCTAACTACTATCATGAGTAAACAACCTATAAAATAAATTGGATAAAAAGAGAACATAGCATTTGTGTTCCACGGCAACATTTTGTTTTGCTTTGCTTGAAATGGTGCACACCGACATCAAGTGAGAATCAGATAATCTTGTGTCACTCCATAGTCTATTTAGATGACACACAAGATGAAAACATTAGGGAACCTAGTGAACGTATTCGCTCCGAGAAAGGACGATGTACAATCACTACAACCTGATTTGGTTCTCATGAGAGATCAAGCAATCAACTCAATCTATACGGGCAAGTTCGAGTCTAGTCCTAGTTAGTGTTTACAACACGATCCCCGGTTGACGGGCAAATCATGACAGGGTGAAAGCACCTATTACGAACAGATACAACCATAAGAATAGTGAGATGAGTACCAATTACGTGCCTCGCTATTTCGAGAGTGTGTTTCCGACTGTTCACCTGCGCAATCGCGCCATGAAGTTCCAGCAGTTTGCTAAAGATTTTCCTTCCATTGAGAAGAAGGACCTCGTCGTAATGTTCGACAAGGTTATGGATTCGAAGACCCAGTCTCCGATGAGCAAGATCGCAGGTGTTGTCCAACTCCGCTTGCGCCGCAAGATCGCCCACCGCCAGAAGCCCAAATTTGAGCTCCAAGGCGCTGTAGACGATCAAATCAAGCAGGTTATGCGCTACATGCGCCTACACTGCAACAGTGTGGCTGATGATGCCCTCCTCCAACGTATTGAACATTTGCTGTACCTCAGCTTTTTGATCATGTCCGCGAAGGATAACGTAGAGCGTCTCAAGCACATTGGCTCCTTTTTTGTTTTCACGTCAAGTGGCAGCATCATCAAGGAGTCGCTTGCCTTCCTCGAAGGTGAGCTGACCGAATTGTTCCCGCCAGGTCATCTCCTCCAAGGTGATCTGCGGGACATGCTGGACAACTGGGACCGTGCCAACGAGTCCCCTTTGGCTACTAAGCTTCGTGCCGTGGCCTCGTACTGTATGGCCTTCTCTCTCCTGGAGAAATGGGGTCTGCACTCCGGGTTCGCCGAAGTTGTGTACGCTGAGTTCCGTGTCCAAAAGGAAAGCAAGAAGGTCACTTCCTTTGTCTACGCAATTCTTGACGTGGTTGAGTTCGTTCTCTCCCGCGCTAAGATCTGCTACGACACTGGTTCACTCGCACCGCTTTTCCACAACTCCTCCACGTACCTTGATTGGTATGCGCAGGTAGATGAGGTCAAGCTCATGAGCCGAATGCGAGTCGGCATGGAGGTCAGCGGTTTTAAACAAGCCGATTACTTCAAGCTTCTCGAGAGTGTCATTAACAAAGGTGAAACACTCGTCAAGTTTGGTAAGACCATCCAAGACCGCAAGGTCATGCAAGGCATTCTTAGCGAACTGAAGATCCTCCGACATGAATCCATGATCGAGGGCACAGTTTCTAAGACCCGCGAGATGCCGTTCGCTGCGCTTGTTTTTGGTGATTCGTCGATCGGTAAATCAACCATCACGGAAATCCTTGGCAAGCAGTACGCCCGTGTCACAGGTCTCGATTATGACCCTTCGATCGTGTACTACCGGTCGAGTTTTGACCAGTACATGAGCGGCTACAACAGCTCTAAGTGGATGATCGTCCTTGACGACATTGCCTGCCTCGAGCCCAGTAAGTGCACTAACGGTGACTTGTCCATCATTGATGCGATTCAGCTCATCAACTGCGCGCCATACCTATCTAATCAAGCCGAGCTCGAGAAGAAGGGTAAAGTCCCAGTTCTAGCGAAACTGGTGATCGCGAACTCAAACGTGAAGAATCTCAACGTCTTTCATTACTTTTCGCACCCTTCGGCAGTTCAACGTCGTTTCCAGTGCGTGATCACGCCATATGTCCGCGATGAATTTCGCAAGATGGGCAAAAATGGTTTGATTAATGCACTTGACGGCATTAAAGCTGCCGCGTGGCAAGATCAGCACCCCCCGATCGACGGTAGTGAACAAACACCGGATTTTTGGGAGTTCGAGATCACCGAGTGGTTACCAGCCCCAGTTGGCAAAGAGAAGTCGCTCGCAATTGAGCACAAACCTTTCGCCCAAAAACTCTCTGTACGCCAAATGTTGAGCTACTTTGAGAAGAAGGTGCTTGAACACCTGAGTGCTCAGGCTACGATGGTCAAAAATGTCAATGGGCTCAGATCCGCTAAGGTCTGCGGTCTCTGTCATTGCGACCGTCAGTTCTGTGCGGACCGCGAGACGCACAAACAGCACGACGATGTCATGTGCACCCAGTGCCGCAAACAAGATTGCATGTATTTGCATGATTGTGAGCCCTGCGCTAAGTGTGCCATGCCGAACGCGCGCTGTCGATGCCTCGGTCGCCACCTCACCAACCAGACCATTCTCGCACAAGGAACCGAGCAACACCAACTTCAGGGCGAGGAGTTTTGCGCCAAGTGTGGCTATGCCGATTGCCTTTGGCTCGGAGAAAGTGATGGTGAGGTCAGCAACACATGCGCAACATGTCGCCATTGTATTTCCGATGAGGATTTGCAACTTGGTGAGTGTGTGTGGTGCTTGGCCAAAGCTCATTCGCTCCAATACGAGCTGCAAGGGTATGCGTCGACAATCACTCCGATCCTGCTCATGGTCACAGTGGGCCTCCTCTCTAGAAGATTGATGACTCCCACAGTCGTCCGCTCCTGGAGCAGCAGTGCCTACAATGCCACGACACAAGTAGCGGCAGCTATTGAAGATCGTGTGGAGAGTGCCGTTGACAGTGTTCAGCGCAACCTGGGCTTCGCTCGGGTGGCCCACAACGTCTATCACCACTGGTGGAACGTGCGGCAAACCGTAGAGAGAGCCGGGGCTCATGCTAAGGAAGTTCTCTCGTCGCGTAGTGCCTTCATGGTCTTTGGCGTCATCATCGCTGCGATTGCAGCAGTGAAATCTGTCGTCAAGTTCTCAGAGTCGTTCTTTCTCCAAGGTGAGTTGAAGACCGCACCTGAGAGCGTTGATCCCTGGAAGCGCTCGAAGTACCGCCTCAGTCAGCTCGATGTGGGTGATTCAGTTCACAACATGCGCCAGTATACACGTGAGAAGTTCCACGAGATGCTAATCAACAACATGCTCCACCTTGTCGTCAAAACCGACATCAAGAGTGTACGGTGTGAAGCTCTCTGTGTTGCGGACCGTTACTACCTCATGAACGCGCACAATCTGCCCAAATCTGGCGAGTTCTCGCTTGATATCTTCCGTACTGCCAAAATGGAAGGGGTCGATGAAAACCTCGAGAACGTCAAGATGAACGTTTCGATGGTCACGTTCCTTGAACAGGATGTAGCTATCGTGTTCATTCCGCACATTCCCCCACGGAAGAACATTGTCGAGTTGTTCGCTGCGAAGACGTACCAAGCAAACACGCATGGTTTCTACTCGTACAAGAACATGAACGGTACTGCGCTCTTGCCCGTCAAGAACGTACGTTGCCACATGGCGTCCCACCTCGGTGTGGATGCCGGCAAACCGTTCCCGGCGTTTGAGTCACGCACGGAAGAAGAGACCTTTGTCGGTCTTTGTGGTAGCCCTTTGGTTGCCGAAACAACGATCGGGATGGCAGTCCTTGGCTTCCATGTCATGGGGAACGGCAACAGCGCGATTAGCACACGCGTCACCGTTGAGACGCTGCGGAAATTTTTCGAAACGAAACAGCCAATTGACGTTGGCACTCCAGAACTGGGGTGTAGCATTCGCCAGTACGAACTTCAAGGCTTGCACAACTCTTCGGTGTTCAACTTCATCGAGAATGGGTGTGTCTCGGAGTACGGTTCACTCAAAGGTCATCACTCGAGTCCTAAGTCCAACGTTGCTCGCACGATTATTGCGCAGTACTTGATTGACCACGAGGGATTCAAGGAAACGCACACCGCACCTGTGCTCAAGGGGTGGGGGCCGTGGCGTCTCGCTGCCCTTCCGATGTCAAAGAAGGAGTTCAACCTCCCATATCACGAAATCAAGGAAAGCGTCGATGACTACTTCGACTGTGTGGCTCTGCGTTGCAAAGAGCTTCATTTGTTGCAGAAGGTGTCGGAGGAAGTCGCCATCAATGGTGAAGAAGGTGTTCGTGGTGTTGATCGCATCGACATGTCCACGTCCGCTGGTTTCCCATTCAACAAGATGAAGGAGCACTTCTTCGAGAGCAATGAGCAAGGTTTCAAGAAGTGGGTTCCAAAGGAAGAACTCCGCAAACTTCTTGACCGCTCCGAGCAAACATACCGTGAGGGGAAGCGTAACAACTTCGTCTTCATGGGTGCTCTCAAAGACGAACCACGCGAGTTCAAAAAGGTCGCTGAGAAGAACACGCGTGTCTTCATGGGCCAGAACGTAGCGCACCTCATCCTTGGACGCAAGTACTTCTTGTCGTTCATCCGGGTGATGCAGCGCAATCGCCTGGACTTTGAGTGTGCCATTGGCACAAACGCGCACTCGCAGGACTGGGATGACATCGCGAAGTACCTCTTCGACTTCAGTGAACACCTTTTCGACGGTGATTACTCGAAGTACGATAAGGAAATGATGGCATTTGTGATCATGTGCATCTTTGACGGAATTATCCAGTTCCAGCAGAAGCATTGCGCAGAGATCACTGAAGAAGATGTTCGCATCATGCGGGGCATTGCGTATGATATCGCCTTTGCCTTCGTCAACTTCAACGGGGACTTGGTTTCGTTCTTGCGCAACAACCCCAGTGGGCACTTGCTCACCGTGATCATCAACTCCATCTGTGGCAGCGTTTACCTCCGCTTCGGTTTTACGCAAGCCACCGGTCGCAAGGTCGTCGAATTTCGCGAGTATGTTCGACCTGTGACGTACGGTGACGACGTTGTCGTTGCTGTGCACCCGAACGTGCGCCACGAGTTCAACTTCACAACCTACCAAGCCGCTTTGGCGAAGTATGGCATGAAGTTCACACCGGCGTCGAAGGATGGTGATGCCTACCTGTTTCGCAACAAGAGCGATCTCGACTTTTTGAAGAGAACGTTCGTGGTGCACGCAGAGTTGGGTCGTTACGTGGCACCTCTGGCGATGACGAGTATCTACAAGTCATTGGTCACGGGTGTCGCGTCCAACAGCATTACCGCCGAGAAGCAGATCGTGCAAGTCATGAGTAGCGCCTGGCGCGAAGCATACATGCACGGCCGTGCTGTGTTCGATCAATTCGCTGCATTGGTACAGCGCGTTATTGAGCACCACAACCTAAGTCCGTATGTCGGGAAGAACGACTTCCCTTCGTATGGCACCCTCACCAAGTATTACTTGGGTGATGGGTCAACCGCGTGGGCATTGGAGGACCCCATCGACTTTTCAAAGTACGAACTCCAGGGAGAAGGTGACCGCTTCCGACTTGAAACCACAGGCACCGCAGAGAGTAGTTACTGCTTGCAAGGAAAAATCGACATCCAGCAAGAGAATGGACTTTCTGCCGACATCTGCACGGGCGCTCCCCAAAATCCTCACCATGGGAAGGACAAGCTGAAGTCCAACGTCGAGACCTCGCGTGCCGAACTGGTCAAGGACGCACGCGATCAAAAACAGACCGCCAACCACTACGAAACAACCGAGGAGCACACCTCACAAAGTGCAACTCAACAAGTCTCCACGACCATGAACACCTCGGATCAGGTGAATGGAGACGCACCAACGAGCGGACGTGATGTCCAACGTCGTGCTGAGTTCCAAACGGACATTGGGGATTTTCTCCGGCGTCCAGTTGAGATCTTGTCCGACACGCTCACTGGTAGTAGCAACTCTGCGTACACCGGGAATTTGTTCGCACTATGGGCCAACACTGCGGAGGTGAAGGCCAAGTTGCAGAACTACGCGTTCTTGCGCGGGACCATGTGCCTCAAAGTGCAGGTCGACGGCTCATCCTTCGCCTACGGTGGCCTTCTGGTCAACGTGGCACCGGGAGAGGTGCCTGACTCAAACATCAGCGCATTCGGTAAGTCGATTCTAACGTACCACAGCCAAAAGCAGTGTGCCATTATTGATTTTGCCCGCAATGTCGATGCCGAATTGAAGGCTCAACTCCTCATGCCGACGGAGTGGATTCGCCTGAACGTTGGTGAAGGTAGCATCGGAGCTCAGCATGCGTACCACATTTTGCCGATCATGGCGCCGCAACTTGCGACCGGAGGTTCTACAACCATCGGTTTGCGTGCGTATGCCTGGATGGAAGACGTTGAACTCCACGGTGCGACCGCGTACGCTCTGCAGGGTGATGTGACCGTCCACGCGAAACAGAACCTTGCTCATGCTGAACGTGAGCATGCTGATGTGTCGCTCACTGACGCGAAGCTGACCCCGGGGCTGTATTTGCCCACGACCGATGATCTGAAGGATCTTCTTAGCGTCAACCCGATCGTGCACTACTATGATTGGGATCAAACCATGACAGGTGGAACACGTCTCGCGTCTTACGGTATCAACCCGGAGATTCGTGACACGGACACGACGCTGGGCGTTATTCATGCTCATCCCTTGTCGATGCTGTCGCGCTACTTCCAGTACTGGCGCGGTTCGATCAAGTTCACGTTCAAGGTATTCTCTTCGCCGCACCACGCTGGTACCATTCGCTTGTTTTGGGACCCAATTGGGGCCTACACAGTGTCAGGTTCCACTGTTGGCACAGACGGGAACCTCACGTCAACCAAGACGCATTTGTGGAACATCCGCGAGAGTGACACATGCGAGTTCGTGGTCCCACACGATAACTACCGCGCTTGGTTTCGCACGCGCGTGGGTTTCGATTGGACCGAGAAGGGTTTCACGGCTGTCTCGGCTTCGACGGCTGCGGATCGGTACCCGACTATAGCTGGTGTGCACAACGGTAATCTTGGTTTGAAGGTGTTTACGCCACTCAACAGCCCGACCACCACGTCGTCTGTCCGCATTATCATGATGTTGTCAGTCGGCGATGACTTCGAGTTCGCGCAGATGTGCTACGGTGACAGTCCGTCTTCGTACAAGTTGCAAGGTGATGAAACGCTCTACATGGGCGAAAAATTCACTGACTTGAACAAGATCCTGACGCGCCCTGCGGTGGTGTACATTCTGCAACCACCAACGAGTGGATCTGGTGTGATTCGACAAGGGCCTGCGGCAGCGTACTTCCCGATCTACCCGCCTCTCGCTGGCTTTGCTAGTGATGGAGCTTGGAACATCCCGAAGTTGAATTCGGCCGGGTCGGCGAACGCAAATGCTGTGCGCCAGACCTTGCTAGCCCGACTCATCGACTGTCACGTCGGTGTAGCTGGGTCAACCCAGTGGCTCATCTCGATGTCTGGGGGTGGTCAGACAACGGCCAGCCTTGGGTATGGTCCCCCAACGGAGTTGCAAGTCCCATCGGCAGGACTTGTAGCTAAGATCACAAGCTCAACGATTAAGTATGGTCAGCTGCTTGCAGCTGAAACGGCTTATGAAAGTGGGCGCGAGATCTTCAACCCAACTGTGAACCCAATTCATGAGGTTCGCATCCCAAGCTATTCCGGTTTCCGGTACATTGCTTCCAACGCGATCAACACGACGGCGCCCATGGTGTCGTACGAAGTTGATTTTGTCGCGGATGGCTCGTACCACCGTCTAGCGGTGTCCGCTGGGCCAGATTTCAAACTGGTCCGTTTCCGCGGCCTCCAACCACAGTACATTTACCCCTCCGTTTGGGTGACTGTATAGGCACAACAATAATTTACCGTCTTTGACGGACCCCATCGGGTGGCGATGGGGGGAGAATAGTGCCGATTCTCTCTACCGCATTCACGAATGTTGGACAAATGATAAGTTCTTTGTTTTCAGACCGGGTGAATGCCCGGTTGAGTTTTTCTCTGATAACTTGTCACCAATTTCTTCTTGAATGTCTAA